CATAACCAATTTATTTTAACCGTAGCACCGTATTCCTTAAATGAACGGAGGGTGCTTTCAAAATCTTCACCGGAGGACTGCATTGGTCTTGCACCAACGAACACAACATCGCCAGCGTAACAACCCATAAATATACCACAGATAAACTTTAATCCGATTGCAACTTCCTCACGCATATAAAAAGCATTTGCCACCGGGCAGATACCCCAAAGCTTCAAGCCATGCTTTTCGCAAATCCCGAAACCAATCTTTGCAATAGCGTCAATGGTTGGTCGAACTTCAACAAGGTTCTTTCCTGTGCTATCTGGTTCCATCAACATTGAAACATCATCGTCGATTTGGATAATGCGTGTTCCTTTTTCATAATACTTAACTATAAACCTACGCTGATGTGCGACTCCGAGAACACCTGTTACAATTTTAACATCAGCCGGGATAACGCTACGATAAATCTTATGCTCATCTTCGTTTGCCACAAACACCGTAACTTGTGACATATCCATTTTGTTTGCTCGCAACATCGAGATTGTTTTCTCATTACAAATTGTTGCTCTTTTGTAAGAAGGTATTGCGACTTGATATTCCATGGTTAGATTGTTTTCCCGGATATAGAAGTCTGATACCCGGAACTTGTCAAGGTATGTTCTATTTCCGTAATTTGCCACATATCTGTAATTTTGTAAGGTATGTCGATAAGCTTGACCCTAGCACCGGCAAATAAATCTGGCGAGCCGGGGAACCTTGCAGTAAAAGTAACACCCTCCTTTCTTGCCTTTTCAAGTTCGGACTTGCAAGCATTTATGGCAGTCTCTTTATCCGGGTATGGGTTACGCAATGTGGTTGCCGGTTTCTTGCCCTCGTCTAATGTTATTGTGATTTCCTTGTTCAATTCTTTGTCTATGTACTTCGCACTACACGACATAAACCGGGGACGCTTAGATATATCAAACGACCAAGATGTTATATTGCCTATCCTCAACTCAAACTCTTTTATGTTCTTTCCTTTTGTGGTATTGCCGGGAAGGACAATTATAATTGAGTCATTTGCGATTTTGAATATCGCATTGTATTTCTGTGAAACCCGGTGAAGTATATTTGAGTCACTCTCGTCAGTTTGCTGGACTGTTGCAATCTGAATATCTTTTAGTGCCGGGTCAATCTCAAGACCTAACTTATGTTCTTTGGAAATCTTTAAGGCAAAGTTTCCAAGTGTCTGTGCCTCGTGTGTCCTTGTCTTTCTTTCTTTTAATGTTTCAAGATTTATGCCTCCACTCTTAGAAGCTTTGAACTTTAATGTTATCTTGTTCGGTGGACCATCTATCGAAAAAGCGTCAAGATAGTATATTCCGATTTTCTGTATTCTCAAACTATCAGATACTTTGTCTGTCTCGTATCCTAAATGTATTTCAAACTTTCTACCGGGCTCTGGAACTACAAAAGTCTGACTAGGGTCAGATATCAAAATTGTAGCACTATCTTCACCGCTACTCTTTTGAGACTCCGAATTGTCTTTTAATATAATCGAACTTACATATTGTTTCCAATATTCAGTTTCCTCGATGTTTTCTATAATTATTCTAAATCCCGGTTTCATGACCAGAGACGAATAGTTGTAACCGGTGAAGGATTTATGTCTGGTAAGACAACCGAAAGTCCCGATGGCATTTCAGCACCGTAGTCAGCAAGGTTTGGATTTACCGATAGGACTAACTCAACCATGCCGGGTCTGAGAAATCCGTATGTGTCTAAAATTACTTTATCGAGAATGTCTCCGTCTTTTGTTTTGTAAATAAGTGCCATGTGTTAGTATGATTTTATTTGCATCTTGAATGTTATTCTTTTCGCAGTTGCATTTTGGTCAATCAATTCTTCTTGGTAATCTATACTCATGATTACCCAATCTCCGTAAACATTGCCGGCACCATCTACAAGTTGTAAAGGTGTTGCTGTATTTGCCATTTCAATCATGTCGTTAATCTGGTTTAGCCCAACACCATTTGCGTAATTCCTGTATATGCGTCCGTTGATTGTTTTAACCACGCTATTCTTGCCAACATATTGCGACACCGGTGACTCGCCAATTATATTTTGTTCAGCCCATATCCAACTCTCAACAGTCGAAACCGTATCAAGATTTGCTTTCATTACGGAGAAGCGGAAGTCTCCAAGTGCCATCATTGTTTCATTAGCCATATACTAATCCTGTGTCGTAAAGTGAGTCGTTAGAAGCTTGCATACTTTGTCTGTTGAAAATCTTTGCAACTGCATTAGCGATTGCGGTGTGGTCTGAACCGGGTTGCGTTGAAATGTTTATGGTAATATTTTGATTACGATTTTCGGTTGATGAACTTGGTGGGTGAAGGAAGTCCATTTTTTCTGGTATAATACTAGTGTCAGTTGGGTGTTGCTTTAACCATTCTCTGTCCAATTTCATTTGCCAATCTTTTTTATCAAGGTCAAAACGCTTTGGGTTTAACCATGGATTATATTCAGTCTGGAACTTCATTTCTCCCGTATTCCAAGGTTGTTCTGAAAGTTTAGATGAACGAACTATTTCTTTACCTGTAAACCCTGTTATAAATAAAATAGTTGAACCAAGTTTATTCAAGAAACCGTCCCAATGTGCGGTGAAGTTTTCCCACCAAGCATCGAACTCGTCAGACTGTTTCTGCATTCTCTTGTCCGGTGTGTATCCGGCTTCGAGTGCCCTTTTCCCGGCTTCATTCAAGTTGTCGCTACCCTTACTAAGAAGTCCAACAAGTCTTGCCGGGTTCTTTCCAAAGATTTCAGTACCGAGTTTGCTTTTACTTACCGACCCTTGATAGTTTTTGAAGGCATCTGCAACTAAATTCATCGCTTCCTGTGCGTCCATTGCTTGCAATGTTGTAGCGTCAAGTCCCAATTCTTCAAATGCTTTTCTCGCACCACCACTCGTGTCAACTGCTTCTTGAAGTGAGACTTGAAACTTATTTAAGTAAGTGTCCATTTTTTCTGTTTCTATTCCTACTTCCCTTCCGGCGAGTTGTAATGCGGAGAGTCCTTCTACCGTTGTTCCGAGACCGGCAGAAGTATCTTTGAGGTTTTGAGTATTATCTGAAAATCTTTTTGCGAGCATGAACAACCCGGTTCCAAGTGCAACGATACCGGCAACGACAATACTAACAAGTCCAATTAAAGCACCGATTAGTGGTAGGTTTTCTGCAAGCTTTGGTGCCATAGTTTGCATTGCCTTGCCGAATGCCGGGAACTTCATCATTAGTGCCGGCAATAATCTATTTCCGATAGTTCCGAGATTTAGACCCTTGATTGAGTCAAGCATCTTTGCCTTGCGTCTCGTATCTTCCATTTGCAGTCCGAGTTTCTTTTGTGCCTTTTCGATATTCTTTGTATCGACACCGGCACGACGGAGTGATGCACCGAGTTCGTCTATTGCTCGTCTCTCGTCTTTTACTGCACGACCCGTTTCTTGAACTACTTTTCTTTGTGTCTCTACATTCGCATTATACTTTTTGGTATCCTCTGCGTTTCGCTTCATTGGTGCGAGTGCAAGGAGTTGATTTAACTTTTTAAGTTCATCATTATGTCTCGCTTGTGAGTCTTTTAATGAACCCTGTGCATTGACCAAGCTTCTGATATCATTTTCAGTTTTTCTGAAAACTTTCATACTATCACCAAGTTGTTTAATTCTGCTATCCGCACTACCAAATGCAGAAGCAAATGCACTATTCAAAGATGCACCAATTTCAATTACTGCTGAAAACTTATTTTTAGCCATCTATTGTTTTACTTGGAATTATTTTCACCCACTCGTAGAAATCATCTACTTCCATAGAATTGATTTCAGCCAAAGACCAACCGGTGAAATTAGCCAAATAAATTACTCCTCTCCGGAGGGAGGTGATTTCGGGAATGTAAAATCCTTTAACACCTCCTGTAATTTAGCGTAGTCACCGAAGTCCAAAGATTTTAATTCATCGGGTGTGACTTGGCATAAATCTGCAAAGAGATTTATTTCTGCCCCGGCTTCATCTTTATTCTGACGAGCCTTCATCATATCACGCACGAGGGGTCTGCGAACAGAAAGGGTAGAAGTTTCTACACCTCCGACCTTGATTGGGTAATCCAGATTTATAATAGCTTTAGCCATTATAGTCCGAGTAAATCATTCTTCCAGCCAAGAGCGTCAACTCCGTTGATAACACGACGAGAATTAACAACATCAATATCGTAAACTAACTCAATAC